CGGGACCTTGTTCCCCACGTTCTCCACGAGGTCCAGGTTGTCCGTCTTGCCCACGCTCGCCTTGGATACCTTGAGGACCTTGTAAACCATCTGCCCCTCTTGGTCCAGTTTCACCTGTTGCACCTTGAGGTCCACGTTCACCAGTTTCTCCCTTGTCTCCTTTTGGTCCAGGAATCAAAGAGATTGTTTGCAACTCTTGCTTAGTAGCAAAGTTGCTTGTGTCAATGTTAGGCTTATTCTCTAAGGCTGATATACGCTGTTTTAAGGTGCTATCATCGTAGATAATGTTATTATCTGGCTTTGCCTTCAAAAGTTCAATATCGGCTGAAATATGGCTGATTTCACTACGTTCAACTTTATTTGCTAGTTCTTCCTTCGTAGCGAACTGACTCGTATCAATTCCAGGCTTAGCTTCTAATACTGCTAAACGTTTAATGATTTCTGAATCGTCGTAAGCTGCACTGCCAACATGAACAGTCTTGAGAATTTCTTCTAATTCTGACCTGGTAACGATGTTCTCGATATCTACGACACGAGCTGTCTTCTGCTCGATTACAGGCGCAGTCTTAGACTTATCCAGCTCACTAACTCGAACATTGAACTGGAAGCTATACACGTCAGCAGATTCCTCTACTTTTTCAAAATAGATATACCCGACAACAGGTTCATCCATTATTATCAACGATGTATCGAACTTGACAGTAAAGGTATTCTCTTCGATTGTCGCATCAACCGTTGAATATCGTTTGGATTTCTTGAAGTAGAATAAACAAATGACCTTGTTAGCAGCTAGATTCTCAAGAGTGAATTTGAATTCAGCGATATTCTTATCCATACTGAAGAATTCTTGGTAAAGTCTATCTACATCTCGATTGTTTGGTGTGATTTCAAGTTTCTTTTCGATGGTTTTCTTCAAGTCTTGCTCCTTTCTTTAAATATTAAAAAGAGAACCCAAAAGGGTTCTCTGATTGATTAGTCTTCATTTGGATGGTAGTATTCCAAAGCACGTTCGCTATCGGTCAATCCAGCAGTTGTTGGATCATTGACAACTCCGAGCAATACGAGGATATAAACGAACGTGTTCACACCATCTTGGATGTTTTGAGGAATTTCAAGTCCGAATTGTTGAGCCATCAAAAAGATAGCTCCGATAATAGCGACAAGAGTGACCTTGTTTTGTAGTCTTAATTTCCAGTTAATTTTGTTCATTGTCTTTCTCCTTTATTTCGACTTCGACTTTGTCTTTTTGGTCAACATTAATTAATAACTGCCCTAATTTCTTAGCATTCTCTTTCTTAATTTGGTTGATGTATGGTTTCAAAAACTCTGGGAATGCCCATCCGATACTCTCCCAATTCTCTAAAACAGAACCGAGATAGTTTACAATGAAAAACATTGTCCAACCAATACCAAATGTTCTGATTCCCAAAGCTCTTGAATACATCGCTACAAGCATAATGACCACGAATACAACGAAATGTCGAATCAATCCCATTGTTCCAATTTTACTGTCGAATCGCTTTGTTTTAAACGCTTTGACATATCCAGTAACGATATCTAAAACCATTAACCAAAAAAAGATATGAATGTAAGGACTGTGTGATAAGTTTTTAAGATGACCGATTAGTTCGCCCCACATAAAATCTTGCATAGGCTACCTCTTATTGAACAGGTTGGGTTTCTAGCTCAGATTTAGGCGCTTGCCATTTCCAAACTGCAAGGATTCCATTTTGAGATGGTGAACCTTCAAGCTGCTTGAGTGATTCGCCTTGGTAGATGAATTGTTGGTTAGTTTGAATCAAGATTCGTTTACCTTCGCCATTCAATTCAACATGTTCAGGGTCTTCAATCGCAAACATTGAACCAGGAGCATAGCTCTCACCAGTTTTTACAAGTGGGAATAGTTCTACAAGTTCCTTGTAGGTTGTACCATAAGCAATTTTTTCGCCCATGATAGAATCTTGAGCCATAACACGAACCACTTTATTGATTTTCTCTGTGATTTCAAGAAGTTGATTCTGTTTAGTTTCGGTTTGAGTGAGTTTCTGCTCAGTCTGTTCGATTTTAGATTGAGCTTGAACGATTGCAGAACCAGGATCTAGTTCAGCTTTAAGAACATCAAGAACTGCTTGAATAAGCGTTTCTTCATTATCTTGAGTGCGGTCTCCGACGAGTTCACGCTGGTTGGTACTGTAACGGTTTCCGTCTTGTAAACGGATTTCTACAACTGTTTTGGTTTGGTCTCCAAAACCACGAGTATAAGGTTTAGTTGCGAGGGTGTAGTTGTTAATTGCCATTTGTCATTTTTCCTTTCACTTCTTCAAATTTTGCTTTCAATTCTTCATCCGATTCGATGATTTTCTTGATTTGTTCGAGCTCCATAGCATTAGTTGTGTATAGGGCCTCGAATGTGGCTGATTTAGTAGCTTCTTGACTTAATTTATCAGATAACGAATTGATAACTAAGCTACTAATCTGTTTGTCTTGTTCGTTCATGTTGTTGATTCCAACCTTTCTACTTTTTGGTTCAATTCTTGAATCGCCTTGATGAGATAAGGCACAAGTGCGAATGTATTATAAGAGTATGCTCCATCTGGATTTTCAAAAAAGGCTTCAGGGGCATATTTCTGGACATCTTGAGCCATGATACCACATGAGATATCTTCGACTTTACCGTCGTATTCTTTGCGATAGCTGTAAGTTTTCAACTTCTCGATAATATCGAGCGCTGATACCTGACTGTCTTGGATATTAGTCTTATATCTACGGTCTGAGATTTCTTTGTTTAAAGGTATCCAAGAATATCCACCTGCTTGACGATATAGATATATGTATCCGTTACTCTCTTCAAGCCGTTTATAGGAAGGTGAATGAACCCAATACCCGACTTTGTTCTTCTCTCTGTCAATGAAATAGAAGACGTCACCCGTGACTTCAAGATTCCCGTGAACACGAGGGACATTCCAGAATTGCGCTTTGTTGTAACAATGCATTTCTCCATCGCTATTGACGAACCAAGCATAATTTCCTGGCTTATCCCAGTTATTCCCCCAGTTAACCCACAAGCACGTTTGTTTTACTCTCCAGCCCCCGTCGGACATCCCAACTNTTATCGTGTGTACCGAATTGGAATCCTCCGATTTTACCCTTGTACCCTTCAAGCAAGGTCGCAGTAACCACTACTGACCTTAGTTTGTTGATAAAGGCAGTTTTAGCAGCTAAAGTGTCTGTAAACACATCGCTAGATACGAGCCTCTTCGCTAGAGCAGTATCAAATATCAATTTGTCTGCTGCAATCGAATTTGAACGAATGATGTCGGTGTTCAAAGTTCCAATCCGTGCATCACCGACAAATAAACGCTTAAAATAACCGTCTATCGCTGTGATTTCGTCTAGAAGTGTTCTACCTTTTAAACGGATTTTAGCAGCTTCAATCAGAATGTTATTGCTATTCAGATTGATTTGTGAAGCAATTGCCCCAGCGTTAGTCAATGTTTTGACTGCCCACGAGTCAGCAAGCTGAGTCACTTGTGTTTGTGCCACAATGTCTTGTGTCGATGTATCGTCTTTAAATTCTTGTGGAGGTGTTTCGCCTCTGATAAGAGATACTTGACCGATAGCGACTTTACCGTTTCTAGTCAATGAAATTTCAAGTGGATATTCTTTCAACTTGTTCGTAGATTTTAAAACGGTCATCGTGCCAGTGATAATTTGAATGCCCGTCCTATCAAATGTTACTGTGTCAGATGCGATTACTTCATCTTTTCCAGTCAACTCAATTTTAAGTGGAGCATCAGGCAACACGTCCACCCACGCTTGAATGCGATAACTTAATTTCTCACCCCACTTAAACGTAGAAGTGGTGAGTGGTAATGCGAATCCGTGGTTCACATCTTGCTCGTAATTATTGTTAGTAATTCTAAGCAGCATTGTTCCAGCTTGAACTTCGATAACATCGGCTTCTGCTTGCTTTTTAGTCCATTTGCTGAAGTTCGTTGGATCGAACACAAGATTTGAATTATCTTCAACGTATTTCTTGACTTCTGTTTGAAAGATTTGGTTAGTCATCACCATACGAGAAATGCTATCAGAGATACCGTTTTGGGTATTTCCAAGAATTCTCTCGTATAGTTGAGCTGTTTCCTTGACACGCTGAAAATCGTTCGTCATTCTGTATAGCTTCAAACCTTGCTCGTTTTGTTCGCGATCAAGATTTTGAAACATATTTTGTAAATCTGGTATCGCTCCGGCTTTTCTCAAAGCCTCTTCTGCCTTATTCTTTGCTTCTTCGAAACCAGTGGGACTGAAATCTTGAAATCTTCGGTCGATTTCATCTGATAAAGCACGCTTGTTTTCTTCTGCTTTGGCTTTGGCGAGTTCGATTTGGTCATTGAAATCTTGTTTGATTTGGTCAACCTTGGCATCGAACCCTCTATCAGCTTCTTCAATTTGGTTTTGAAGCTGTTTCTCAAACTCGCTGAATTGCTCGATTTTTTTAGTAATAGTGCCAGCGTATGAATACTGTGCATCATTCCCAGCCTTACTATCAGCACTAATACGACTGCGAAGTCCGCCTTTAAAATTGAAAGATTGACTTAGTACGGGAGATTTGAACGTCTCGCCCTTGTTCGTTTTGATTGTTACCCATTGGCCAACGTCAAGAAGAAGATGACCTTGAAAGTTCAAGTTGAATGGATAGTATCGAATATCCTTGATTTTGTGATAAAGGTTATCCAAAATCGATTGAGTCATAAACGGATTTTCAATTTCAAGTGAACGACCTGTGCGAGTTCCGACAGTCAACCCTTCTTTATCTTTCTTACAAGTGATACCAGCAATCTGATACTCAACCTCACTTCTGGTTAAACCGTGCAAGAAGTAATTGTCTGCGGTAATCACGATACCTGAGTCGGTCAACTCTTTAATTTCAAGTTTCCCTTCTCGATTAAAGAAGCAAGACATCCCGAGCATTTGAGTGGCTAAACTCAATATATCTCTGAATGTCTTATTTTTTTCTTTAGGTTTCGTCTCAATAGCATAATTCATGGATGTGATATCCATATTTTCGTTTGCTAGCTCTATGCCAGTTTTTAGGCAGATTTCTTTGACGACTTGTCTGATTTCTGCCGGAAAGGTCAAGTCTGTGACATACTCACGGTTTAACTTGAACATCCCGTCCATGAGGTCAAGCTTGGTCGTGTTTCGATTGCGGTCGATTTCAATATCATTGATGAAGTATTCACCCATCTTCACCCATTCATAGGTTCCGTCTACCAAAAGACCGATTTCAGGATAAATCTTATCTAGCTTATTGAATGTCGTGATAATGCT